ATGTCTGATAACCCTGGATGGCGACACTTATCAGACTGGCGGAGACCGGCGCTCACCGGGGTTTTCCGCGAGGAGGTTACCGGCGAGATTGCTACGTTGCGCCTGTTCAGGGGCCAACAACGTGGTGAAATTTATTCCTGGACTAAACCTGTAGATGCTTCGAGTGGAATGTTCTCGGACGGGGGTTCGATTCCCCCCGCCTCCACCAAAATGATGTTTAACGAAGTCCCGCAATGGCCCAAAAGCCTTGCGGGGCTTTACTTTTTGGGACTGTTTAGTGTCGCGGTGTATCATCATGTCCATTGACATCCCAATCACGTTTGGGGCAAAAATGGGGTCAATTGATCTATAATTATTTTTTTGACCCCGTTTTTTGACCCCAAGAGGTTTCGTATGCCCCTGACTGTTGCAAAATTGAGAACAATAAAATCCACAGGCAAGATTGAACGCTTCTACGATGAGAAGGGGCTTTATCTAGAGGTAACCAAAGCTGGTGGGAAGTATTGGCGATTCAAGTATGCGTTTGGAGGCAAAGAGAGCAGGCTTACGATTGGGCCGTGGCCGGATGTAAGCCTTGATGAGGCACGCGAGGCACGAGACGAATATCGGAAGAGCCTGCGCGCAGGAGTGCCACCATCCGACTATAAAAATACACCAAAAGCGGATTCGATCACCTTCAAAAGCGTAGCGGAAGATTGGCGTGCCAACATGGGGAACATATGGTCTGATAGCCATGCAAAAACAACTCTGGGGCGACTTGAGCTAGACGTCTACCCAGTACTTGGCGATAAGGCACTCGAAAGCATAACTCCCCACGATGTGCTCCCCATGCTGCGATCTATTGAAGCGCGTGGAGCCTACGAGACTGCCCAGAGAGTTCTGGGGATTTGCTCTATGATTTTTCGCTATGGGGTCGCTACAAAAATCATCCTGTCAGATCCATGCAGAGATCTTAGGGACGCGCTTGTACCGTATACTTCTAAGCATTTCGCTGCGATTACACGCCCTGCTGAAGTTGGCCGCCTACTACTTACTATTGATGAATATAAGGGCTCTGCGATTGTACGGGCTGCCCTTGTTTTTTCTGCTTTGACTTTCTGTCGTCCAGGTGAAATTAGGCATGCGGAATGGGATGAAATAGATTGGAAAGAGAAGGAATGGTTGTTGCCAGCGGAGAAGACAAAATTGCGCAGAGAACATATTGTCCCGCTTTCAAGGCAAGCCATCGAAGTTTTGGAGGGAATACGTGCCCTGACAGGAAGAGGGCGGTATGTTTTTCCAGGGCAGCATAATAAAACGCGGCCGCTTTCGGAAAATGGTGTGAATTGCGCGTTGCGCAGAATGGGCTACACGTCTGACGAAATGACGGCTCACGGATTCAGGAGTATGGCCTCTACCCTGCTCAATGAACAGGGGTGCTGGCGCTTCGATGTTATCGAGCGCCAGCTTGCCCATGTCGAAAAAAGTTCAGTTCGGGGTGCTTACAACCGGGCCGAATATTTGCCTGAGCGCCGTCAAATGATGCAAGCATGGGCTGACTACCTCGATGAGTTACGAGCCCTTGCATCTGGCGAATGAGGAAGGTTTTTGATTAAATTCTCAACAACATCCCTTGGCCATACTGGTGTTGATCCTAAGTATTGCTGACGTGGGATGATCCCTTTTTTTATGTACCTGTAAAATGTTGCTCTGGGCATACCGCCAAGCATGGCGCGCACCTCTGTAGCGCCAAGTAGTATCTGAGCCTCATTAGAAATTTCACTCTTTTCCATTATACTACCTCTAATGCTCTTGCCGTTTTACTGACAATGTGGTTTCTCTTTGAACAGCCCCTGTTTCCCTGTGGGGCTGCGGTGGCCCGCCCCTATCGTTGGGGTGGGCTTTTTATTCAGCAGGCTCTTGAATGGGCCCCGCCATCCTCTCCCCCAACGTGAGCCGATAACAGCGTGGCAAGTTGAGGTCGTTTGGTTCGGTTATTACGTCAATGCCGACAAGTGCAAATTCCATCGTAGTTGCCGTGTACCCACGGCGGAAGCGGACAGTGCTGTAGGGCTTGGAGAAGAGTCTTTGAGTCCAGTACGGCTTGATCTCACGGTATTCGTGCCGCTTTTCGCCGCTGGCTATTTTGTCGTACCAGTGGTGAGCGAGCACGAGGTCTAAGACGGGCATGGCTGGTGCTCCTCGCCATCACGAACCAAGGTCACTGTTTGCGCGTTGTAGTCGGCAGATATAATTGCGCCACATTTATTACATTCAACCTGCTGTGTTGCACAGATCGTTGTTGGCGGGAGAATTTCAGCGCTGCAAGCACATATGATTTTCCAACGATTTGTCCGCCCATCTCTGGACAGCCCTAAATGCATAAGTTTCATCCTTCCCTCCCGTAGTGAGCAGCAATAATCGCGCAGCCTAATTCGCATGCCATCTGTGGTTTAACCGCATTCCCTAGGGCTTTATTTCGGTGTGCCCCGTTGGGAACCCCATGACCGCTTCTGTAAGTTCTGGCGAGGGATACCGATGCCCGATCACCAGTGAGCAGAAATCCTGCCAGTTGTTCGTTAGCGCTTGTTTTTTTGTTACACCGCGGCGTGGTTTCAAGCGGCCCCCTTTGTAGTTGGTTGCCAAAGGTGTGGGCCAAAATCCAAACCCGTCCGCGTCTGTCTTTGGAATTGATGGCACAAGCTGGAATAAGCATGCTCCATGCGGAGTATCCAAGGATGTCCAAGTCAGAAAGCACATCGTCGAGCCCCATCGTGACGTGTCCAGCAACATTCTCAAACAAGCACCAAGTGGGCCTTTTTGCGGCAATGATCTGCTTAAAGAACGGCCAGAGGTGGCGGTCATCTCTCTTGCCCTTGCGCTTCCCGGTAAGACTGAAAGGCTGGCAAGGGTATCCGCCGGCAATAAGGTCAACTGTCGGGAGGAGGTCCGGAGAGGCAGCGCATTCGCACACATCACGCCACCGTTGAACGTCTGGCCAGTTTTTTTCGAGAACCTTTGTGCAGAATTCATCTTTTTCCACCTGCCCTTTGCATTCCATCCCTGCCCATTCCAGCCCCATAGTGAAGCCCCCTATGCCTGCGCAGAGGTCTAGGAATGTCATTACTCCCCCTCGCCCGCAGCAACGGCGCGCTTGTTCCACGTCTGCACGGCCCATGCGCGCGACCGACTGTTTTCGGGCCGATATTTTATGGGCTTGCAGGAGCAGCCATCACGAGAGCAGACAATTCTCCACGCTTCATCGGTATTGCAACTCTCCACCAGCGCAGGCGCTCCGCACCTATGGCAAGGCTTCAAAGGAGGGTTCATATCTTCACCTCCGATTCAGCCACGGCGCGGCGTTCAGGCTCCCTTGAGGCCTCTTCTCGGCGTAAGGCTTCGTCCCAATCACCTTGATATAACTTGATAAATTCTTTGCGGCTCATGCTTTTCACCTGTCCAAGGTCACTTTCAGCCACGGCGCGGCGGGCGGCTTCTTTCTGTTCCCAAGCCTCGGCAACGGACGCACGGGCTTGTAAAATGTTATAGGCATTGCCACCCCGGCGTGCTGCACCTTCCGCAGAGCAGGCGTCTATGTATGTATCGTGGGCGGACATGTAGTCCCGCAGCCTGCGCACCTCGGCCTCGGTGGCCTCCAAGGCGGTGAGTAGGCGCGGCACGGCGTTGCAAGCGGCTGCTATGTAGGCAATCCTGTCATCAGTTAGCCCGTCAAAGCCTACGCTCGGCACCTCGTCTTCATCCAGCGGCAGGAGGTAAGATTTGTCCGCCTGTTCCCTCAGTCTCGCCCGCTCTTCCGGCGTTATCGTGGTCGTGTTAGTCATGGCTGGCCTCCATCTCTTTCATGGCCTTGTTCACTGCCCATTCGCGGTAGCACCCCGCGCACAGAGTCGGTGACGGGTCTATGCGCTTTCCGGCAGGGTCAAATTTTTCGGGGTTAGGGCAATCCAACAATAAGCAGGACTCAGCGACCTTAAAGGCCAGAGCGTCCAGCGCCTTATCAAACACGCGCAGTTCTTGGGCTGGCGTCAGTTGTGTGCTCATGGATGGCCTCCGTGGCGCTTATTTCAAACTGTCGATGCGGGCTGATATATCTATCCGGTTTGGGTGTGTGCGTTGGTGCGGAAACGCCATTAATCCCTTGTGCGGCGTTGTCGTAGTACATGCAGAGAGTTTGCAGTTTGAAAACTGTGAATGATATTTCAAGCTTCAAACACCCACTTTCTGCATTATGGTCGCATGTAAAGCATGACCTGCTCTGCGGATTACGGAAGCACCACGCCTCATGCGCCTTAATCCTGGTCTTTTGCGTGCCAATTTTTCCGCACCTGTACTTGCAGCGATACGCCTTGATTTGTTCAGGCATAGGAAATCCCTTCCGCGTTGTCGGTATGCGCGGCCCACCGTGAGGCTATTTACGTTTGAAAACCACACTGCATCCGTCCATGCGCCGTAGTGTCCGGCCGTCTGGAGTCAAAACTTCATATGGCATACACATTACCGGGTGGTTGTTTTTCTGGCACTCAGGACGCCAGTCGCAATGGCGACAAATGTTTTCGTTGCAATCAAGAGGCACAACGCTGGACTTAAGCACGGCATAATGCCCTGACGGCGCTTCACTGGGATTAAGTATGGGAATCAGGTTCATCTGTGTTTGCATTGTGCCTCCAGAAATAAAAAAGCCGCCTCAGTGGGCGGCATGTTCACCACACAATTTCAGGCGACACCGTCCAGATGCCGCCTGTTGTGTGAGGTGAGGTAAGGGATCATAGTTTGTTAAACAGCCCACACCCGCAAATGGGGCATTTTTTCTTTTTACTGACCGTCCCACACTTTTTACAGGCGCGGGACGGTTTGCCGTCACTCAACCTTTCGCCCTTGCATGAGGCATAGATGCGGGCAAAGTTCTTAGTTTTGCTCTTGCCTTGCCACTCAGGGCGGTTCGGGTTGTCGTAACCGCTCACTGGATGGCGGACTCAGTTGCCGACGGCTCCAGAGCCACGGGTGGCTGTTCTGCAGGAACTTCGTTCACGCCGTCCGTGATCCAATTATCATCACTGGCGCCGTCTGCCGCTTCGGGGTTGCGCATGCAAGTACTGCACGGGGGCATTGTGACCGCCATGCTTTTGTAATTGCATGTGGGGCACTCACGGCGCGGCGTCCAGTTGTCCAGGCCGCCCTCAACGGTCTGAGCGCAATTAGCGCATTCTTCAGCCTGTGTGCCGTCAGCCGCGTCGTCGATGCGTGCACAGTTAATGCAGGTATGCCCCCACGTCTGCGGCGTCTGCTCCGTAGTTCCTTTTTTACGAGGATCTTCGCCCAAGGGCGCTGAATGCCCTTTGCCACTGTCAGGCGGGCCGTCAAACAGCGTCGGGCGACGTTCGTCTGTGGTCATGGGGCGGCGCATGATTTCTTCAGCTACATCGTCCGCCGTGACGTAGACAAGTTCGCCGGAATCAAAGTCCTGGTACACGTCGCACAGCACGTCTTGCGGCTCAGTCTTGCCCCTGCGGAATTCAGCAGCGGCTTTGCTCAACCGCTTTTGTTCCGCATCAATCTTTGCCTTGTATTCCTTCCGCGTATCTGCAAGCTCGTCTTCGAGCATGTCAATCCTGGCCTGGGCTGCGGACATCTCCTTGCCCAGGGCAATCTTGTCTTCGTCAGACAACGGAAACGCCTTGGTGCAGGTATCACGCTTGAGCCAATGGACATCATGCTTACGCCACGTCCCAGGCGCATCAGCGACAGCTTCTTCGCTTGAGACTTCGTCAGGGCAGAGGTCGGTTGGCTCAATGGCGCTGGCCAGAACGCTACAAAGGAGCGTGTCACCGATGTTCAAGCTGTCAGCGTCGTGCGTGAAATCAGTCGTGGCCAGGTCAGCCGTATTGCCGTGGCGATCTTCAACAGTGGCGGCTTCACCGTCCTCAGAAACGGCATGGATGGTCAGGGTGATGGATACGGTGGACTGAGAGGCAGGCTCTGACGCGGCTTCTTCCCCTTCACCGAAAGCCTTTACGTATCCCTGCCCGTCCACCAACCCTTTGTCTTCGGCCAGCCAATCGGGCAGCGTCACTTCAACATTTATGTCGCCGCGTTCCCCGGCATATTCAATTTCAGACTTGGCCAACCAAACTTCATCGCCATTGCAAGCAAGAAGGATGGCTTCTTCTGTTTCTTGTATAATGTCGCCATAAATGGTGAACATTTCCGGTTCAGGCTGCGGCAGAGCCTTAGCTTTCTTTCTGGCCATGTTGATCTCCTAAAAAAGCGCCCGCGACGCATGGGGAACGCCGCGGGCTTTTGTGGGGGTGTGTGAGGTGGGAAATTTAAGATTGAACTGCTGGGGTAAGCTCGGGGCAATTTTCACGCTCAGGACAGTAGAAACAGTCGTCTTCAGGTACAGACGCGCCGTCCTTGCGTGGGCATGAGATGGTACGCTCCTGGCTTGCAGGCGGTGGCCCATTTTCTGCTGTGCTGGTCGGCCCATTGGTAACCTTGCCGCCAACCGCCTTTACCCCAGACAACTTGCCCTTTAGCTTTTCTGCGGTGTTTGCAGTCCCACTTTCTGGGTTGGCATCTTCATACTGTACGTAATCAGACCATTTCGCTTCACCAGAGCGAATTGCGGTATACACGGTTTGCAGATCATCAATTTGCGCCGGGCTTGCCTTGTCAATCGGGCATCTCAAGTACAAGGTCAGATCTTCAGGAGTTACACGCATGGCTGAAAACAAATCGCAGACTTTACGTATACGCTCCTGCGGATCAGATACATCACCGCGCCGCGCCGCCTTCGCCGCTTCCAATGCCTCGTCTATTATGTCTTGTGGGATAAGACGAAGCCCTTCATTGCGGACCACCTTAGAAATTGCAGCCGCTTCTTTCACGGCAAGCTCTTCCTCGGTGGCACGGACGATAAAAACGGTTTGCCCGTTGGTGTTCGTTCGGCTCCTGATAATTTCACGACCAGTACCGTTTCTGCGCTCAACGGTTTTATAGACAGTAATGACCTTCCCGAAACAAGAATTTGTTTCAAGATCAAGAACCTGGACACGAATTTTACGGAACTCGTCATTTTCAAACGTGGTTGTCGTGTCCACACGGATATTGCCCCACTGCTGTATAGCAAGCTCGGCAAATCGAATTGACGGCCCGCGCACTGTGCTGCCACCCACGGGTTTGGCGTATTCAACAGCCGCGGCGAATGCTGGGCGCTTGCAAGCATCAAGTATGCGCTGTCGCGCCTGCATGTAGTTTCTTGGACGATGCAGGGCCATCGTATAGGCCGCCTGCACCAAGGCTTTTGCCTCTTCAGCTGCCGCCACTGCTGCCGGATCAATTGCTGTCGGTGGCTGGATTGCCACCATGTTAGCATCGTTGCTACTCAAAATTTCGGGAGTGAGTGCCTGACTCATGCCGCTTGCTCCTTCATGTTATCCCGCACTCGCGGAACGCCGTTTTTGTCAATACTCACGGATACATCAAAGCCTCGCGCCTTTGCTTTCCCCGTTTCAATGGCCATCTTTACCAGTTGTTCACGGCATGACCCTTCATAGGCCTCTGCCTCTTTCAATATATTCTTTGCTTCTCGCCAAACACCAGCAGCCATCATCCATTCTGGTGAATCCATTTTGCAGACTGTTGGAGAAAGGCTTGAAAGTTTTACCATTGGCGCACTGCCTGCATCGGGAGGTATGCCAGTCAAAACATGGCGCTCCCAAAACTCCCTTCCAGCTTCCCACATCAGTCGTATCAAAGCATTGTCGCGTTCAATGCGGACAATGAGCAACCGAAAGGCGTCTGCGTTCCATGCACAAAAATCAGCCCACTCTAAGCCCGTCACACCCATGTAGTGTTGCACTTGGATTTGATAGTTTGCCGGAACGCCGTATTCTTCAAAGGCTATGAATTTTCCAAGCCGAGGGGCTTTAATTTCAAGAACGCCCGGAAGCTGTGGCAAATTTGGAATAATCAACCCGTCAAGGTTCGCTATGGCCCATGTTTCGATGCTGTGACGTTGAAGGGTTGGCAGCTGTACTTGAAAGCCTGTCTTTTTCACGTACAGATCACGAATAATCGGCTCAAGAAAATTACCGCGCTGCATGTCTGCGGACGGTTCTGTGTCTTGCGCGCCCAGCACTTTAGACCGCCACACTCCAAGGGGTGTACCGCCATACGGGCACACCCCCAAAACTGACGGCATATCTGAGCCGCCAAGCCCAGAGCGACGCAACGCTAGCCATTCTGAGCGGGTCATCTCCCCCGCTCCATCTGTATTTTCTTTGCAGCCTCAGCATAGGCCGCCTGCTCTTTGGGCCCGTCGAGCGTGCAAATAATTGCGAATGGAATAATCAAAATCAGAGCCACCAGCCAGCCGCGCCAGTTCTTCAGCGGATTAAGCTCGTACAGCATTTCAGCCCCCTATCAGTCTGTTGCAGATCACCAGCACCAAAGGGACAAGGCCAGCCAAGGCAACGGCGCGCAGCCAATCGCTCAAATATGCAAGTTGTACATTATTAAACATACGCCCTCCCCTGTAGGCTTGCCGGAAAGTCCACGCCGGGGTGGATTCCGTAAGTTTTGCAGCACGGCGGATTCGCCAGCTCGTCGAGAAAATCAGAATCAGGCTCGAAGGCGTCTGCGTGATTGTCACAGCGGCCACTTTTTGCCGTAAGGGTTACGGACACGCCAGCATCAGCTTCAACCGCTGCGCGTTTGCAGGGGCACACGGCAAGCTCACCGCGCCGGATGCCGTTGCGGTCATACACAGGGACCGCCATAGCTTCTGAGCGATCCCAGAAGCGACAATTGCCGCAGATTCTTTCTGAGCTGAGGATTTCCAGATCATCACTCTCAGGCGTGTAAAGCTCTTCGCTCATAGCGGCCCCCGTAAAAGTTGAGGCCGGGGAATTACCCCCGGCCTGTGTATGTAAACCGACATGGATGTCGGGAGATGTAAAAGCCGGACACACAATGCACCCGGCCCTGCGCTACCACGGGGAACACAGGGAAAGCGTGGAGCGCTTGCCAATTTGAAGTTCTTCCAGTTCCGCCCCGGTACGCGCCGGAGCGGTCAGAAATAAATTCGATGTAACCTGTTAGATATTCATGGCCTTGTTGGTCGGTTCGGCCCCCGTCGCTCCGGTGCGCAATGCGCTGCGGCCTTATTTTCAGCCGCTTTTACCCGTCCACGCCCCTTCTGCACCGGGCCAGTTCCCCTACTCCGAGCTTCTCTCGCGGTTTCCTACTGATCCACCGTGCCGCATGGGCCGTGTGTCGTTCGGGCCTCTGGAATCCTGCTCAATCCGCGCTCCCCGGTTTCGGCGTTGTTGCTACTTGCTCGGCTGTGCCTCGCGTTTTCGCCGCCGTTCCCGTCTCGCAAAGCCAGTGTCTCAAAACAGAGACGATAGGTCAAGGCATTTGTTGCAATACAGAAACTAAAATGATAAAAATTTTTCCAGATGAGAGAATCCCGCAGATCAGCGGGCACAAAAAAGCCCCTCGGTGAGGGGCGGTGAAAATCTTGAGTTGGCTAAGTGGGTTATTGTCGCAATTCCTTTTTTTGAGTAAACGCGGCTATCGCTAGGCGGGCATCCTTAGACGACACAGACATGTCTTTAACTTTTGAAACGACATACTTGGGAAACTTGTCAGCCACATAGTTATCAATCAGCCATTCCCTAAATGCTCCAATAGCTGCGTTTGGATAGGCAAAAGATTCCTGCGGGTTCGATCTTGCCTGGGGATAATAGTCTGGATAACTATGATGATAGCGGGTTCTCTGCCCATACGTTTCATCTAGGTTATTTTTCTTCCAATGCTTGGACCATTCAAGGCCTACCGAGATATCTGGAACGAGCTTACTTGAAACATACACCCCGTTGTCGATCATCGGAACAATCATCATCGCCATTTCATTAAACACTCCAAAAAATCCTTTTGGCGTAGCGTCCTTTAACATACTCACGCGGTCGTGATAGTTCTTCCAACTATCTAATTTACGCTGCTCTGGGGAATATTTTGTTGCAGCATAGATAAAGCTTCTGAAGGATTGTCTTGCGAGAGCTCGAAAAGCACGAATCGCTTCTGGTCGTTTATCGTCGCTATGAATGGCATAATATTCTAGAATTGCCAGACAAACTGGCTCTGTGTAGGCATGAATATCTGAATTATCGAACTTTGATGGCAGATACAGATCGTTATCCGTGTAGCCAGATTCTAGCAGAATTGAATTTATGATTTTTCCACGAGGTTTTTCCTTTTCCTCAATCCAGTTTTCAGCTAAGCGGTTTAAAGCCCTCCTATCTATGCCGCACATTCTGGCTAAACCATTTTCAGATAGATAAGGCATCCCATTTTCAAGGACACCCATCTCTACGCCGTCATGCTCAATCTGCTTTTCAATCTTATATAAACTGAGCTGTTGTGTTCCACTTAGGATTTCGAGATCTTTTTTCGATAACATTCTGTTTCCTTTAGTTTTTTATTAAAACTTGGGACTCAGGGGGGGGGGGGGTGGGACTAAAACAGCTTTTTTTGCGACATTTTTACATTCAACTATCTATTATAAATAAAAAATATGGGGTGGGACTAACTTTCGCTTTTATGCCCTCAAAACAACTGCCATACCTAAGACGCCAGACTCAGAGCAAAACTTCGGGCCGAGTAAAAGCACTTTTTTCAACTACGCTAACTGTAAGAAATATCTATTTTGTAATTTATATAATTTGAACATATATGCCCTTTAATTCTACCACCTGGAGATCCCTCATTCCCGATACAATAAATTGTCCCATCTTGATGTTCTATTTTTCTCCTGACCATTTCTCGAATAATAAACCTTATGCGATACCCACCATTATTACATCTTTCATTTTTACAATCTAAATATTCACCAATTAAATATTTATTATCTATAATATCCTCATATCCATTTCTGTCACAATCTCCTTGTCGATTATAACAATATTGAGGCAGATCACCATACTCTCTATACTTAAAACATATTGATTTTATTTGCGGAAATTCATCACCAGAGTTATTGATACCACTCAAAAAAGTGCGTTGCCCATTCAACGAATCCTGCATTGTCTTTCTATGATTTGCCATTTTTTTCTCGCATCTGTTCATATACACATAAAGCGTTCATCATAGAACACGCCCAAACCACCTGACACGCCCATAAACGCGAAATGTTTCCATTTCATCGCCCTGCACGGAAAGTGGCGCGTATCGCTCGTTGATTGAGCATATATTCCAGCCGTTGGGAATCTTTTGCAGAACCTTGACCATCAGCTCTTCACCAAGGCCGACAACAAAGATGCGCCCGTCCTGTGGCGTTTTATCATTCTGGTCGATCAGGATGGTGTCACCTTCCTTAATAAGAGGCTCCATGCTGTCACCGCGCACCACCATCATGACGGAGTTTTTACCGTTGATATGTTCGCGCTTCAAAAATTCGTTTCTGAATGCGTAAAACCCTGCGACATCGCCATTCGTTTCAAGGCTTGCCCCTGCACCAGCTACAGCTTTGACCTTTGGGATCATGACATAGTCGTCAAGTTCCTCGCCGGGGAATGAAACCTGGGCATTAATTTTGTCCAGCCATTCGCACAGCACATCCGGCGCAGGTAGCGCCGGGTCTTCGTCGTCAAGGGCGCGGTAAATAGTCGCTTTTTTCGCGTCAAGAAACCGCATCAGATTGGCCTTTCCTCCAATCCGCTCGGCATACTTCCTCAGGCCATTGGCAATTTCATCGTAGGTACTCATAATCATATTATCTGCCTTGGTTGTTCCAAAACTGCAACATATTTTTCTGAGATTTTGACTTGCCAATTTGTTCCCAAATTGAGACAATCAGTCCATGAAATATGACATTTTTATTCAATCATACCTCAAGTCGTCTGGGGAGCCTGTTGGAAAGTTCGCTGAACGTGCTGGCGTCCACCGCTCTTCCGTCTACCGCGCAATGGATGGACAGCCCATCATGTTTCCGCTGGTGAAGAGCATGGTTGAAGCTGCTGGCGGGTCACTTGAAATTATTGAACCCCCAACACCGCCTGCCACGTCACCCGAACCGGCTGTGCAGGCGCAAGCGCAGTAAACAGCGCGACGGCGTGCCCGACGGCCCGCTCTATCGCTGCGACTTCGCCAATCTCTGGCGGATAACTGCGGTACAGGGGCTTGGGAAGCAGGGGCGTCACGACTTTTACAAGCAGGCGGCCACGTTTTGGCGTGATGCTGGCGCGGAATAGTATGGTTTCAGATTCTGACATGGGCCATCTTTGCACGGAATAACACAGGAAGTAATTGATATGCGTACAAATAATTACAACTGCCCTGCGCTGCTCAGTGAAGCAGTCACGCAGATGGTGGACGACAGCGAAATACCGCTGAAGGCCATAGCCCGTGACTTAGGGATGCCCTACACGTCGCTATACAGAAAACTAGATCCCGCAGACGACGCCATGAAAGTCGAGGTTGATTTGCTGTTCCCTCTCACAAGGCTTTGTGTTGGGGAGCGCCCGGCAGAGCCTCCCATGTCCATGCTCTGGCTGCCATCAAAATTTGGATTCAGGCTTGAGGTCGGAGAAGCTGAACCAGACAAGGACGATGTTCGAGAAGAGATGCTGGACGATTGCAAGATGCTTCGAGACTTTCATGAATCCATGCGCGCAGGAGAGCATCCGACATATGTTCGACAGTTTTTGACCCGCATCCACCGGGAACTGGACGAGAGCATGACCAGATACGAGCGCGACTTCATCCAAAAGGCGGAGGCAAAATAGCTATGGATCAACGCACCCGTAAAAAATACCTGCAAGCGGCGCGTGTCATGCTGCATATGCTGGAAGGGCATCACTCCAGATTACCCAAGGGCAAGACGCTGCAAGCTGCATTGGCCGAAGGCATCGCCGCCGCTCAGGCTTTGGGGTTTGACGCCGTGGGCAAGGAAGAACGGGCCAAGGGCGCGGCAGAAGCCGCAGCCAGGTTTGAAGTGCTGAAGGCTTTGCCTGTTCCAACACATCCCGTAGGCCGTGGCATCGAGGCGCTGTATGTACCCTTTCCGGCTCCGTCATGCGGCATTGAGCGCAGTTTGCCACGGGGGGATATGTGATGGATCTCTCAAAATTTAATCCCCGCTATGTCGTGCGCGCAATAACCCAGCGCCGCCCATATATCGTTGTGTACTGCATATATGTGCTTGGCGAATGGTATGTGCAACCCTCTGACCGTACGGAGCAAAGCCAACTTTCCAAGGCTGAATTTCAGGCGCGCTACTGCCTTGAATCAGATTGCCCACCCAAGATCAAAGCCTTGTTCGAAGGCGTGCCCAGCTTCAGCCAGTGGCGGCGGGGTCTGACGTCCAGGGGTGGCAAATGAACACTGATATTCGCCTCTCCGTGGGCTTCTGGCAGCATCCAAAAACGCGCAAAACGGCAAAACGTCTTGGGCTTGAAGGTGTGCGCTCTCTACAAGTTCTTTGGTCGTGGGCCGCACTGAACAGGCCAGACGGCAATCTTTCCGGCATGGACTGGGAAGATATAGAAATGGCCGCAGACTGGCAGGGAGAGGAACGAGTTTTCTTCAATTACTGCCTGGGCGTCTGGATTGACGATATGGTTGGAAGCTATGCCTTGCATGACTGGAAGGACCATAACTCATGGGCCAGCGAAGCAGACGAGCGCTCAGACAAGGCCCGGTTCTCACGATTGGCAACCGCAAACCGCGAAGCCTACGACAAGATGAAAGCGGCGGGCATCAACGCCGTAAGCAAAGAAGAATACGACCGCCTGACTAGCGTTCAACGGTCGCTCGACGACCGTCCGACGACCGTCGCGCGTTCGTCCAACGTCCCGCCGACTCCTGCTCCTTCTCCTGCTCCTACGCATAAAGACAAAGAGGGGGGGGATAACGCGCACGCACACGTAGCACCTTCCGTGCCAGAAATCACCCCTGAACAGTATCAGGGTGACGTTGAAAAATCGAAGCTGGCAGAATCTGGAAGTGCTGTACTCGTCCAGCCTTTTTCGGAGCCTCCCTCGGAGATATCACAAAGCACAGGGCCGAAGCGCACAGACTGCCCCAGCAAGGGGCATCCGCAATGGCGGGCATTCCAATCCTGCTGGCAGGTCTACCCTGTGCAGCAAGGGCAAGAGGCAGCTTGGCGCGAGTGGATGCGGCTGCATGGCAACGGGACTTTGCCAGAAGCGTACGCGATCAGGGACGCAATCCTGATCCTCGTGCAGGAAGATAGCCGCTGGCAGCGCGGCAAAGTGCCGAATATGGCCAAGTGGCTTAACGGCAAGGGCTGGTTCGATAAGCCGTTTGTCGAGCCTGCGCCATCGGTCAGAGACGGCCCGCCCGTGGCACGGACGCAAGGGCAAAAGAACAGACAAAATCTTGAGGGATTGGCGGCATTTGTCGCCGCAGCAGACGAGGAGTTTTCACATGGCTACGAAGCAGAGAATATCGGCAGAATTGGCGCGCATGGCCGTGACCTATCGGCACCCATTGGACGCTGACGAATTGCGGGCGCTGGTCAGTACTTGGGATGAGCTTTGCAGCGACCTCAGCGACTCAGAGTTTATCGCCGCGTGCAAGGCTCACATGCGCAAATCTTCGTTCTTTCCCTGCCCTGCGAATGTGTTGCGGGAGCATGCGGAACGGCCTGTAAAGATGGATTTGCCTGCCCTACCGCTGGAGCCAGAGGCAAAAACGCCGCAGCTTGGCTGCCTGGTGCTTGCCGCTTTCAGGGGTGATCCCGAAGCTCAGGCGGCTATTGAAAATATGCGTCAGCAGCCGTCGAGGGTTATGCAGTGAAACTTGTCGTCAAAATCGTACCCAAAGCCCAGATGCGCGCGCGTCACGGCGTGGTGAATGGCTTTTCCAGAACGTACAAGGACAAGCGCCAGGCCGCCGAAGAAGAAGCGCTTATGACCCTGCTCGGCCCGTATCAGCCTACACAGCCGTTTCAGGGGCAACTGCTTCTGGGCGTTAAGGCTTTTCTACCAATTCCGTCCAGCAAGACAAAGACGTTTAAGAACCTGGCCAGAAAAGGCGTTGTGCGCCCCACCACGAAGCCCGACCTCGACAATTTGCTGAAGCACGTCAAAGACTGTCTGTCGAAACTGCGCTTCTGGGAAGACGACAAGCTTGTGGTGGGCTACCTGCCGCACACGGGTAAATACTACTCCGACGAACCGCGCTGGGAGATTGAAATTCTGGAGTGCCCGCATGTTTGATTACGCATACCCTGACCGCGTTGTGGTTGAGGCGGAACCACGGCCAGCAAAGCTCGTTGGACAGGGAGTGGGCTTTGAGCGCACCCGCAGGATTACCGGGTATTTGGTGGGCGATCTGGACAGGTTCAACAACGCCAAGCGGGCTGAAGAACGGGACCGTGTAAAGCATGGGTTGAGTCGGGAGGAAGTATGAGCATGACGACAGAGCAACGACAGGCACAGGTGAGCTATGTTCCGAAGATACTGCGCAACATGGCCGAAATCTGCGAAGAGATGGGCGTGGGCGAAAAGACTGTTAAGGCATGGGTACAAAAAGGCGCGCCCATCGCTGTTGAGGGCGACGGGCGCAAAGTGAGATATAGTGCGGAGATGGCTAGGCTTCAGGCGTGGAGAATTATTTTTCTATGCCGAGACTAGCATTATATAGCAGTTTTTTTTCGCTAAAAGGATATGAATAAACGTCTTTTGTTTCTTCATGAAGTGCTAAGTATCTATTTTTTTCGTGAGCCAATAAGTCTCTTCCAAAAAGAGACATCTCTTGCTTACCATCGACTACAGAAATAATGTTGAAAGGCTGTACATTCATGTGTCTATTAATTTTAACAAATTGTATTTTTCCAGCAATTGTCGTTTTTTCCTTGTTATTTATGTAACTCCTTATTACATCGAATGGCTCCATTGTCATTTCTTTTGGTTTTTTACCAGCCTTTTTCAATCTCTTTAAAAGATCAATTTGTGCTTCACGGGGTATATCTTCAGTGGTTACTTCACGATCCACATCTCCAATAAATGCAAAGCGTTTACTACTACGAACACTTGAATCTATAACAAGCCTTTTTGAAAATTTATCATCTTTATATTCATAAATCCAAGCATAAAATGCAGAATGCTTCCATGAATAACCTGCAAATAAGAAACGCACATCAGGATCTTGTTTGCCATTCGTTGAAAAAAAACTTCTCTTCTCCATCATTGAATTTAACAGATCTATAATGAAAGATTGAAGATCACAAATATCTTCAGCCCTACTCATGATCTTTTCATGCATATTAATCATATTTATAACTTGAAGAATTATTGGAAAAGCAAAAAATGTTGACCCAGCAAAGCAAATCGCAGAATCATTCCTATTTAAAGGGAAAATCTTTGGACAACATGTCCATCTTTCTCCATAACTTAGACAACTGTCTGAAGCAATCATAAGAGAATTACTTACCTGTTCACTTCGACTATACCAAGCAGATACAAGTGTCATTTAAAGCTCCAGTGTAATTTTTAAATAACGTCAACCCCTCCCCAGATACTCCTCAGACCTTCTCAGATACTCCTGAGTCCGTCCTCGTGTAAACCCCATGCTACGCTTTCGCTCAAACAGGAGCGTAAGCCGTGTCCGACAATTTCAGCATTGCTCACAAATTTACCGCGACGTGGGAAGGTGGAGAATCTGACCATCCTGCAGATGGCGGGGGCCTAACCAAATACGGCGCCAGCCTTGCATTTCTGAAGGGCGTCGCTGCCGAATCCCAATCCAACCGAGACACCTTGGAGCGTATGGGCATCCGACTGCCTATCACGCGCCAGGTCATTATCGACCTGACCGAAACTCAGGCCTCCAGCCTTTTCCGCTGGCAGTTCTGGGACCGCCTGAAGCTAGATCTTATTCCCCTGCGCCCTGCCGTGGTGCTCTATGACGCTGCGGTCAACAGCGGCCCAGCCCAATCCATCAAACTTGCCCAGCGCGGCTACAACCGTTGCGTGACCTACGGCCAGCCCCTGGTAGTGGACGGCATCATGGGGCCCGCTACTCGTGCCGCAATGAAGATGGCTGACACTGACAAAGCTCTCTCTGCCATGCTCGATGAGCGCGAAAAATTCTTCCAGACCATTGGCGACAAGAACCCCAGCCAGCAAGTTTTTCTGCGCGGCTGGATCAATCGCGTGGATGCCCTGCGGCGCTACGTGCGGGGGCTGTGATGCGGGCGCTGGCCGCTCTTGTCATCCTTTGCATGATCTCTTTGCTTGCCAATGCCTTTTTGGCTTGGCGGCTGTCGAACGCTGGAGATGAAATTGAACGGCTTGAACTGACAGTTACAAGTTTCCGCGCCGCCCGTCAGGCTGACAGCTTAGCGCAATCACTTCGGGACAGGCTCTATCAGGAGGCACACGAAAATGCCCAGACGAAATATGACGCCATCAATGGCGTATCAGATGATCTTCCTGATGATGCTTGGCTTGATGCTTTGCGTCGCGGGCTGCGCCCCACGGGTGGAGACGGTGGCGCTGACGCCGCCGGAAAGCCTGATGCAGCCAACGCCGCACCCGGAACTGCCGGAGGCGCTAATGCGCACTGACAACCTGCGCGAATACTCCAAGGCTGCCACGCTAGCCATTGCCCGCTACAGCGAAGCTCTGGACCAGAGCAACGCTGACAAGGCTGGAATATCAGCGTGGAGCAAGGCGGTTAACAGTGTGGAGCTTGGCCGATGATACAGCACAACGTCGGGCCAGTGGACGGCCTCGCCTACTACACGCAAAGCTTGCTTGCATGGTGGCCGCAAAAGGTCGCTATCAGCGCCGTGGTTGGTGGTTGCACTCAGTTCTTTGGTGGGGACGTGGTCCTGGTGTGGATGGTCTGTGCCATGTGGGCAGCAGACTTTGCCTTTGGATTGACGGAGGCCTTGCGGCGAGGGCGCTTTAGCTGCCGTCTGTTCGGGCGTGGCGTTCTCAAGCTGCCTACATACTGCCTTTATCTTGCCTTGGTTGGTGCAGTCAGCGTCAGCCTTTCCCGCTCTATGGGTATCAGTCTTCCTTTGCTGGACATGTTCTGTGCCTACCTCCTTGCTACAGATGCCGTTTCTGTCATGGGCCACATGATCCGCCTGGGGCTGCCTGTGCCGCGCACTCTGCGCCGCGTCATTCTTCGGGGGCAAGCGAAGATACAGCACAGCGTAGAGACGCTGTTTGACGATCATGGCGGCCAGTGATGGCAACTAAGAAGACACCTCAGAAGACACTTAAAAAGGACGATGTCTTTTTACTCGCGCTTGCTGAGAGCGGGAACGTCACGCGCGCCGCTAAGAAGGCCAAGCTCTCAAGGACGCAGCTCTACAATAAGCGCAAGGCAGACCCAGCCTTTGCTGGGGTTTGGGACGAAGCTGAATCCCTTGGTGTGTCTGCCCTGGAAGATGAGGCGCGCCGCCGTGCATATGACGGCTGGCTTGAGCCTGTTTTCCATAAGGGCGTGAAGGTCGGCACTGTCCGCAAGTTCTCAGACACGCTGTTGATCGTGCTGCTGAAGGCTCACAAGCCCGAGAAGTACCGGGAAAATATGAAAATTCAGCACGGTGGGCAGGTTTCTATTGCCATGCCCGACACCGTGAAAGACCTTTTCGACAGCATCATGACCCAAGGCCAGCCTGGGCAGCAGGGGGACGCATAATGCCGCCCCGCATAATTCCTTTTGCTGACAGGCACGAAGCCGCACGGGGTTACGCCACTATTCTGGGCGAGGCTAACCGGCACAGCCCACAGGCAGTCACGGCAGCTATGGCTGCCCTTGGCCGCGCTGATCTATTCTTTATGCTCACCCGTTTTATGCGCCGTGCTGATGCGGATAATGGATGGTGCTTTGACCGCTGCAAAGAAGTTGCCGCCAATCCTGACGGCTATCTCGATCTTTGGGCGCGCGAACATTACAAGAGCACGATTATCACGGTAGCCCTGACAATTCAGGACATTTTGAATGATCCTGAAATAACCGTGGGCCTTTTCAGCCACACACGGCCCAATTCCAAAGTGTTTCTTGGTCAGATCAAGCGTGAGTTTGAAGCCAATGAAGTGATGAAGCAGTGCTACCCCGACGTGCTTTACGCCCGCCCAGAAGTTGAAAGCCCCGTATGGAGCCTTGACGATGGTATCATGGTCAAGCGGCAGAACAACGCCAAGGAAATGACCGTTGAAGCCTGGGGCGTGGTTGAAGGCCAGCCCATTGGCCGCCACTTCAGTTTAACCGTCTATGACGACGTTGTTACCCCTGAATCAGTAAACACCCCAGAACAGATCAAAAAAACGACTGAACGCCTGCGCCTGTCCTATGCTCTGGGGGCCGAGGGCGGCACCCGCCGCATGATTGGCACCCGCTATCATCTGTTTGATACCTACGCCGAACTGCTCAAAGGCGGTAGCGTCAAACCTCGCATCTATGCCGCAACTGAAGACGGCACGATGGAAGGCACCCCCCGTTTCCTCTCTCCGCAGCGGCTGGCAGAAAAGCGCATTGAGTTCGGCCCCTACATTTTTGCTTGCCAGATGTTGCAAAACCCCACGGCTGATTCAGCCCAGGGCTTCAAGGCAGAATGGCTGCGCTACTGGCAGAGCCAGAAAGACCACTGGCAGGGCATGAACCGGGCCATCTTGGTTGACCCGGCCAGCAGCAAGAAAAAAAGCAGTGACTACACCGTCATGGCTGTTGTCGGCTGGAACGCAGACGGATGCCTGTATCTTATCCACGGCTTGCGCGCGCGACTCAATCTTACAGAGCGCACCAAGCGCCTGTTCGACCTGGTGCGTCAGTACAAGCCTGTCTGCACCTATTATGAAAAATACGGCATGCAGTCTGACATTGAACACATAGAAGATGTCATGAAGCGCGATAACTTTCACTTCAACATTAAAGAAGTGGGCGGCAGCACTGCCAAGGTTGACCGCATTCGCCGCCTGATTCCGTGGTTTGAACAGGGGCGCTTCTATCTGCCCATCGTCTCAAATTTTGTGGATGAAGACGGCGTTGTAAGAAACTTCACGCCCATCTTTGTAGAAGAAGAATACGATTCTTTCCCCGTTTGCGCCCATGACGACATGTTTGACTGCATTGCCCGCGCCGCTGACCCGCAAGTTGATATGGAATTCCCAGAATCTGTTGACAGCCGCACCCCTGTGGAAAAAGAGCTGGCCCGCCAGTATGAATCACAGCGCCTTATGAGTGAACAGGCATCGGGCAATACTTTCGGTCTGCTCTATGGCTATAACCCAGAGGGGCCGCAATGGTAGCCTACACCTTTGTTGAAGCCAAAAGCCCGGAACAGCGCCGCCTGCCGTGGGACCAGATGCAGACCGAGGGCTTGGCCCACGCGGTGCTCTGGCACAAGGCCGACCCCACCTTTATTGATTGGTTGGCTGGCATTAACCCGGCCCAAGCTATTTGTGGGCTTGGCTACAACGGCACTACCCTTGCTGGCGCTGTATGGGTAAGCCCTGTCATGGGCCTGTGTGGCTGCATCCATTTCTGTATTTTTGATTCTGCCAGGGCGGATTGGTGCAATCTGGGCAGTCAGGCCATTGCCTGGCTTTTCGATCTGCGCCCCCTCGCCTCCCTGGCCGCAATCTTTCCCGCAAACTATGGGCATGTGGCCCGCGCCGCAAAAGCATGGGGATTCAGCTTTTCTCCCCTGCGTTTGCCAATGGCCTGCCATATGCCCACAAAAAACAACCCCTCCCGCTGCCGTGACGCCATTGTGGCAACCCTGCGGCGTGAAGATTTTGTGAGGTAACTATGGGCGGTGTAGTCAGTTCTATTTTTGGCGGCGGGCAGTCTGCCCCTTCGCCTGTGGTGTACGAGGCAGAAGCAGCGCCCCGTGAGGTTGAGCACGAAGCCGAAGCCACCAACGTGCGCGACGACGAACAGCGCAAAATCCGCGCCCGCAGGCAAATGGGCGGCACGTTGCTTACGTCTCCCTTGGGCACTGTGGGCAGTGTTGGCAGTTCCGGCGCATCCCTGCTTGGCCGCAGCTCGTAGGTAATAGCCATGCCAGCCATGACACTTAAACAAGCCAAGCAATTGGTAAGCCACATGGAAGGGCTGCGCAACAAGCGCCTGCCGCAATGGCAGGAGCTTGGCCGCCTTCTGTTGCCCTCGCGTGGATTGTTCAAGGGTGAAGACAGCGAAGGTTTGCGCGAAAGCAGGCTTTTCAACAATGCTGGCCAGCGTGCCTTGGGCAAAGCCGCCGCTGGCATGACCCAGGCCATAACCCCGGCGTCGTCGCCGTGGTTCCGCCACGCATTTATGCAAAGGGCAGACAAAGAGGCCACTGGCGGCAATGAGTATGTTGATACAGTGGATGCCACAATCCGCGCCATTCTGTCCGCTGGTGGATTCTACCAGGCCATTCATGCGTTCAACCGTGAGCTGATGGGCTTCGCCTGCGCCCTCCTGTACGCCGAAGACAGCCAGAAAACTATTGTACGCTTTGGCTGCCAAACATGCGGCACATACTGCGTTGCTGTTGATGCTGACCGCAATCTGTCCTGTGTCACCCGCCGCGTCACCATGACGCCCACCGACATGGAAAAACGCTTCGGCAAAGACAAGCTGTGCAGCGCCACAGTGTCAAAGCTTGAAACCAAGCCGTATGACCCCATCAATGTTGTTCATATAGTGCGCGCCCGCACAGAGCGCGACTCAACGAAGATCGACAGCCGCAATATGCCCTTTGGCTCATATTGGTACGAGGAATCCGGCGGCGAAGACTTCCTTCAGGTCGGCGGCTTCCACGAAATGCCGTTCTTTTTCACCACATGGGAAGAAGCGCGGGGCGTCTACGGCACGGGCCCTGGTGATGAAGCTCTGACCGACCAGCGCGGCATTGAAGGCTGGGAGGCCCGAAAGGCCGTTGGCGTTGAAAAGATGATTGACCCGCCCATGCTGGCCCCCGGCACCCTCAAGCAGCATGTGGACAGACGTCCCGGCGCAATCATTCCCGCAGGCATGAGCGGGTCAAGTGGTTGGAAAGCCCTGTACGAAGTCAATTTTGGCCCTGCCATTGCCGCTGTTCAGGCAGAAATCAACCAGATTGCCTTACGTCTTGACGACATCATGAAGGCGAACATTTTCGCCAACATGAGCCTTGAAACACGGCCCGCAGGCATGACCATGACCGAATACATGGACCGCCGCCGCCGTGCAGCCGAGCTTATGGGCCCAACCGTATCAGCCTATGAACCGCGTGTGCTTACCCCTGTAATTGAGCGCGTGTATGGCATGATTGACCGCTGGGGCCTGCTGCCCCTGCCGCCTGAAAACCTTTCTCAGTGGGCCTCTTTGCAGGTTTCGTACATGTCGCCAATGGCGCAGATGCTTGAACAATCCGGCGCTGTGGCCATTCAAAGCCTGCTCGAACTGTTGTTACCCGTTATCAAAGCCAGCCCTGAAATTGTGGACAAACTCGACTGTGACCAGGTGGTGGACGAACTGGCCCAGCGCCTTGGCGTTCCCGCGTCCATCATACGCAGCGACGAGGTTGTGGCAGCCATACGCCAGCAACGGGCCGAAGCCCAGGCAGCACAGCAGCAACAGCAAAACATGGCGCAAACAGCACAAATCGCGGCGCAGCTTGGCAACATGCGTACACAGGGCACAGTCGCTGGCGAAGTCTTGGACGTCGATGCCGAGCGCAAGGAGCAAGTGTAATGACAGAACATGACCAGTACCGCCGCGATCTGCACGACACCCTTTCCCGCGAACCCGGTGTGCGCGTGTTTGATTGCCTGCTGCGCGAACTTGGCGCAGGCGGCCTCATGACCACCGAGGACGATATGCGCATGCGCAACATTGCCGAGCAGTTGTTGCAGCAGGCCGCACAGGCCCACCCCGAAGCCTGCTCTCGCATCCTTTGCGGGCTGTACGGCATCGGGCCCGGTGTAGCCGTCCTTGCCCCTACAAACATAAATCCCCAGGAGGATGAAAATGAATGACATTATTACCCCCGGCAACCCGGCCCCAGAAGCTACGCCGCCCGCGTCCGACCCTGCTCCGCAGAATGCGGCTCCCGCACCTGCCGCGCCCCCGGCTGCACAACCTGACGGCAACCCCGCACAGCCAGGCAATGCGGAAGCTCCTGCTGCCGATTGGAAAGCAACCCTGCCCGAATCCTGGCGCGACATGCTCAAGGACGCTGCAGACGAAGAATCCGCCCGCAAGATTCTGGAACGTGGGCTGAACTACAACCCCGCAGCCTCGCCGGATGATGTGGCGCTCACCTATCCTGATGGCCTTCAGGTCGATGAAGCTGTGAGCGGCGACTTCAAACGATTCTGCGTTGATAACGGCATTACCGCATCTCAGGCCCAGGCGCTGCTTGATTGGCAGATCGGGGCCAGCAAGCAGATTGCCGATACCGTGATTGCCAATGGCCAAAGCGATCTGCGCGGAAAGTGGGGCCATAACTACGACGCCAATACCGCCCAAGCTCTCAAAACCGTGGTTGCGCTCGACAGGCATATGGGCGGGCGTTTGGCTGAAACACTGGCCTTCACCAATATGAACAATAACCCGGTACTGGTGGAAGCCTTCCATCACATCGGCCAGCTTATTTCTGAAGATCAGCTTTCCTCCGGCCAGGCCGCAACCTCTCCCGACAAAGCTGAATCCGCCGAAGAAACCTATAAAAGCCTTGGCTTCAAATAAGGAAGGAACGTCATGCCCCAGATGCAGACACTCAAAGAAATTGCCGCCGACAAGGCGAAGAAGCGCCCGGAACTGGTGGACTACCTCACTGAGGAATCCCCCATTCTGGATAGCCTCAAATTTGTTGGGGCCACTCATGGCCTCTGGAACGTTGAAGAAGTGCTTTCCGGCATCAAGGGTGCCGCGTTTGTCGATCTTGGCGCTCCTCTGCCCAGCGTTGACGCCAAAACCGACCTCAAACAGACCTATGTGTCTGTCATGGGCGGCGAAATGGAAGTTTCCGTTGACAAGGCCGCGCAGTACGGCGGGCCGGATAAATACTTTGCCCGCCGTGAAAACGCCATCCTCAAGCAAGCCGGTATGGACACCGAAGTTGCCATTTTTGATAAGCATTGGCGCAAGGCTGCCCTGCAAAACGGCCTGGTCACAAAGGGTGCGGCCACCAGCAAATGCTACACCGTCATGGTGGTGCGCTTTGATCAGGAGATCAACGTGGGCATTTACGACCCCAATGGCTTTAACCAGGGCCGCTTGCTGGAAATTTCGTCCATTAACGGCGGCAACAAGTATCACCTGCGTAGCGACGAGGGCGTGTTGGGCTACGGCGTAGAATACCGGGGCCGCTTCGGCTGGCAGCTTCTGGAACCCAAAAAGGCCGTTCACGCCATCGTCAACGTTAACGGTGACAACCTGCCCACCCTTACCATGCTGGAAGATGCCATTGCCGACGTGCGCGGCACTGCCAACAACACGTTCATTTTTGGGCACCACAAAATTCTCACCAAAACCATGAGCGCCATTAAGAAGGAATACTTGCAGCTCTCCAACGGTGACAAGACCCTGTCCACCGCCATTGGAGACCTCAACGGCATCAAGCTTGTTGGTTCCTACAACATGGCTGACGGCACTGAAACCAAGGTCTAGCCCCGGCACAGAACGGGCATAATGCAAGGACGAACATCATGACTTTTGAATACGGCAAAGAAAACCGCTGGCATGACCAGTATTTCGGCAAGAACCTCGCCGTCACCACTGGCGGCGCTGACACTGATGCCCTGGCCGTTGGTCAGCACCTTGGCGCGCTGGCAATTACCGTTTGTGCCAATGGCGCTGTGGACGCCACCAGCCTTGAACTGACCTTCAAGGAAAGCGACACCGAGAACGGCACGTTTGAAGCCCCGGCTGCTGCTCTCAAGCTCACAATTGCTGGTACGTTTGTTGACGGCCAGACCATCGGCAAGATGCTGCTGCCTGACTGCAAATCCTTTGTAAAGGCGAACCTTAAAGGCACCGCAACCGGAAAGGTTGATGTGTTTCTTTCCTACATAGCCCGCTAGCTCACGCTGGTACATACGGGGGTGCGGCTGCCTTATGCCGCACCCCGCAAGAGGCAGCCATGATAAGCGATACCACCACAAGCGCCAGATATAGAGTCACTAACGGAGTGTTGTCTTACGGCATTCCTTTCCGCATCTACTCGGGTACGGATGTGGCCGTGTTCTGGTCTGCTGATGCCCGCGCCGACACAGAACTTACCCTTGGCACACATTATACTGTCACCATCCTGACCGAGGGGGGCACGGTAAACCTGTTGCCCGGCGTTGTGCCTGTGGGGTCTATTCTGGCCGTAGTCTCCAATATCCCCGCCACCCAGGAAGCAGATTTTTCCAGCACCAGCACAGTAAGCACCGAAGCCCTCGAAACGCAGCTTGACCGCACCGTACAGATGATTCAGCAGCTTAACTACATGGCTTCGCGCTCAGTAGTCCTGCCAGCCACAAGCGACGAAACACCGCAAGAAGTGTTGCACGGTGTCTATGCCGCCCGCGATGATGCCGAGGCAAGTGCCAGTACCGCCGCCACCTCTGAAAACGCCGCGGCTGCCAGCGCCGACAATGCTGCATCACAAGCCAATGCTGCCGCTGCAAGCGCATCTGAAGCCGCGCAGTCCGCTTTAGAGGCCGCCGGCGCTGTACCGGATAATCTTGTTGAGCGGGTTACAGCCACAGAAACAAAAAATACTGAACAAGACGGTATTTTGAACGCTCATGGGGACCGTCTTGACTCGGTTGAATCAGGAATCACCGCCCTCAGCACTACGTTGATTGGCTGTGTCATACCCATGTTTGCGGCTGACGGATACGTTCCCAATGGCTGCGTGCTTCCTGATGCGGCGGAATACACGGAATCCCAGTTTCCCACATTCTACACGGACTACTTGGCCGCTGGTAGGATTGTTACCTGCACATATGCAGAGTTTGCTGCGCAGGTAGCTTTGACGGGGGACTGCGGCAAATTCGCGCTGGATCAGGTGAGCAAAAAGTTCAAAGTCCCTCTGTATAAAGATGGTGACTCTATTACACATGCCGCCAGCACTGCGGAGATTGGTCGCAGTGTGCAAGCCGGGGCTCCTAATGCAACAGGTAAAATAGGGCTGGATGCATCAATAGCAAAATGGGTAAAATTGGGGACTAAGGGTGTATTTGAAATAGAATTAGATCCAGAGGGGACTGCCGGAAACTCCAACAGCTATGTTAACACGCATGCAATGACCTTTGATCTGAGCAGGGCTAGTAGTGTGTATCGGGATGATATTACAACAGTACAAACAGATGGCGTTCGCCTGCGCCACTTCGTTGTCCTCGCCAGCTCACAGAACAACGCCAGCGTCTTTGACTGGTCGGCATACATGGCAGCGCTGGCGGGCAAGGCCAATGTAGCCTTAGACAATCTGACAGCGCCAGCGGAACATCAAATACGGGAACGCACCAAGCTAGTGCCCCTAGGCTCCCGGTCTACAACCGGAGAATGGACTCTTACGGATGTAGCGGTAGGGCGACTGCTTCTACTTGTGTGGGTCCCCGCTAGTGCAACGCAAGATGCATGGATACAGGCGATCGTAACATCTGGAGCTGTCCTCGGTAGCTGGCCGAATAGCCCGAACACAGGTATGCACATGGGTACATACACTACATGGGGTTCCACGAATGTCATGGCAGTCAAGCCCACCTCCGACACTGTTGTGATTAACATACGGTCTAAACAGGCTGGAACACTCTACGCGGAGCAATTATAATGTGGGTAATCCAACGTGGTAACAAGGTTATAAATGTGGACTCGGATGATAATCTCAACAGTCATATTGCAACAGGGTGGGAGATAGTCAGCGATGTTGCAATAGAAGCCGCTGGCATGCGTGGCTATGAGAACATTATTAGCCCTGCAAATACGGTGGTCAACGCGGACGGCAGCCTTACGTTTACACCGCCTGCGCCGCCAAGCGAGACAGAACTCTACGAAAGCTTGCGGCTTGAAGCCGAACGCCTCCTTGCCGCCACGGACCAATACGGTATGGACGATTACCCTGATAACGAACGACGGGCCGCCTATCGTGCCTACCGTGCCGAGCTGCGGGCATTGAATCGGCAGGAAGGCGCACCTTGGGACGGCGGCGGCCCGGCGACGCCCTGGCCCACAAAGCCGGAGGTATAGGCCATGCTCCACAACCGCACAACTATCATCAACACGGCCCTCATGCGCGTTGCCGCTCCAGGTGCAACGTCCCCCGATGAAGACAGCCAGGCCGCACAGCATGCCAATGCTGCATATGACCGCGCACGTGATCTGTGTCTGGCCTCTTATCCCTGGACCTTTGCAGCAAAGTTCAAGGCCCTTGAACAACTGGCAGAAGCTTCAGTGCCGAACCTCAAAAGCTATACGTTACCGCCCGATTGCCTGCGCGTAATTGGTGTTTCTACATTGTGTTATGGCCAAGCCTGCGATGATTATATACTTGCGGGCAAAGCATTGCACAGCCGTCATGCAGGCCTTGTGCTGCACTACGTCAGCGCTGATGCCACACAGACATTTCCCGACCATTTTGCCGATGCCTTGGCCTGGCGCATTGCGCTGGAAATCTCCCCTCATGTTGAGCAGGGCGCAGTTAATGCCAAGACCTATCTGGAAATGCACGAATTTTCCCTTGACCAAGCCAAGGTGCATAACGACGCGCAAGCCCCTGCCAGCCCCACGCCTTCAGCCTATCTTCAAGAGAGGTTCGGCTAATGCCTGTCTACCATCTGCAAAATGTCCTCAACGGTGGCGAGACAACCCCCCTCATGCGTGGGCGCGTTGACCAGCCGAAATACCAAACTGGCGCGCAAACCATGCACAACATTGTACCCATGCCCCAGGGCGGCGTTACCCGTCGACCAGGCATGCGGTTTATGGGCATGGCCAGCGGCAACCACTGCCGCTTCATTCCCTTTGTATTCAGCGCCACACAAGGCCGAGTTCTTGAATTTGGCGACAATATCTTGCGTGTCTGGCTGCCAGACGGAACGCAAGTGGATGCAGAATTTGCAAGCCCCTTTGCCGCAGCAGACCTCGCAAACCTGCGCTTTGCCCAAAGCGCTGACGTAATTTACTTCGCTCATTCAAAGTATCAGCCGCGCAAGCTTTCCCGCTATGCTGATGATGATTGGCAATTCAGTGCGCTTACATTTGTGCCCGAAGTGGCCGCACCAACGGCGCTTGCGGGGAGTATCGTAGATCGTGGCGCTAACAATGGTGACGCCACGCGCACATATACATATGTTGTCACGGCTGTGGATGAAGAAACCGGGCAGGAATCCAACCCCTCAGCAGAGTTTAGCATAAATGCCAAGTCTCTTGATTCAATGGAATACATTATACGTTTAACGTGGGCAGCCAGCGCCGGGGCATCCTATTACCGGGTATACAAGAAGAAATACGGCGTGTTCGGATACATCGGCAGATCCGGCGCAGAGCGCACATTTGACGATGAAAACATTGGCGCCGACACTTCCGACACTCCGCCCAAGCACGAAAACCCTTTTGCCGATGGCAACTATCCCTCACAGGTATTCTTTCACCAACAGCGCCTTGGTTTTGCAGCCAGCAACAAAAAGCCCATCACCATATGGCTGTCGCGCTCTGGCGACTTTGAAATCATGGCGTCTTCAACCCCACCCAGAGACGATGATGCCATTACCGCGCCTTTGGCATCAACGCAGGCCAACCGCATAACCTGGCTGCAACCAGACCGCCAATCACTGGCATTCGGCACAGAGGGCAGCGAGTGGACCCTTGCAGCAAGCGAAGGCGTGGCCCTTACGCCCTCAAACATATCTTTCGAACTGCAAACCACCATAGGCGGCGACGATGCTGTACAGGCCATGTCTGTGGGCGGTTCCGTGCTGTTCCTGCAACGTGGCAGCAAGTCCGTGCGCCAGCTTGCCTACAACTACAGCGCTGATAAATATTTGCCTCAAGACCTCAACTTGCTGGCCAGGCACATCTTGGCGGATACCAGCATTGTAGCTTGGGCATACCAGCAGGAGCCGCACAGTATAATCTGGTGCGTCCTGGCCGATGGCTCTATGGCAGGGCTTACATACATGCCAGAGCATGAGGTTGTGGGCTGGCACCACCACACCACAAACGGCTTTATCAAGGACGTGGCCACCATCCCCGGCACTCCTGACGATCAGGTGTGGATGCTGATACAGCGCCCCTGTGGTTTGTGCGTTGAGCGCCTTGAATCCTTTTTTGACAGTGACAGCCTGGCAGACGCCAATTTTCTTGATAGCGCCCTGCGCTATGACGGTCCGCCCAAAGCTGATTTCTTCGGCCTTGACCACCTGGCGGGGCAAACGGTGCAGGCATTTGCAGACGGCAGCACCCTTGACGGCCTAACTGTTGTGGCGGACGGCTCTCTCAAGCTCAAGCACCCGGCAAGCTCTTTACTGGTCGGTCTACAATATGTGCCCAAGCTGGCCCTTAACCTGCCGGAAGTTAACACCCAAGAAGGTTCAAGCGTACTCAAGACCCGCAAGATTACGGGCGTGCGCTTTCGTGTTTACCGCAGCATGAGCTTTCAGGCAGGCTTTGGCGCAAACCTGTATTCCATCATCGACAGGCAGATACGCGGGGGCAGCTTTCAGACCGCTCCTTTCTATACCGAGGGCACTGACCTGCACATGGAAACGTGCGCCGGATGGACAGACACCACACCGCTTACAATTGAAGTACGCACCCCTACCCCGCTGACCATTCTTTCTATCCTCACCGCTATGGATATAGCGCCGTTTTCCGGCAAGGGAGGCAATTAATATGGGCATGGACCCGGTAACTCTGGCCGTTGCAATGGGCGGCATGGCGGCACTGTCCAGCTTGTCGCAAAACAGCGCGGCCAATCAGCAAGCCAAATACCAGCAAGCGCAAATGCAGGCCAACGCCAATGCTGCACGCAATCAGGCCCGCGTCACGGCGGAGAAAGGCCGCATTGAGGCCGAAAATCTTGACCGCGAAAAGTCTGCCCTGCACAGGGAATATGCCGACATCCAATCCGGCAACGTCGCCAACATGGGCGCGCTGGGGGTTGATATGTCCAGTGGCAGCGCCGCCCAGGTGCTTTCAGGCAATGCCGCAAATTACGCGGCTGACGTTGGGGCCAACCGCTACCAGAAGGCCGTAGGCCAGTGGGAAACGCGGCAGAACGTCCGCGCACAGGAAGCCAACGCCGCCAATTTTGACAGTGCCGGCAGCTACTACGGCAGCACGGTCAAAGGGCTTGGGCAATCGCTTCTGACCGCTGGCATGCAAGGGCTTGTTTCCGGCATCGGCGGCTATTCTATGGCAGGCGGTTTTGGCGGTGCAGCAAGTAGCAGTACAGGCGCACTAAGCGACCTTGGCAAACGTGCTTCCAATGGCGTTTTTGGCAAGGCGCTTTCTTCTGGCATGAAGATGATCAAGACGGTTGGGGGTTAACACATGGCCATACGCATACAGCAATACGCTACGCCCCCGCGCCGTGTGCAGGTCGGTGGCATTGATCCCGGCTTTCAACAGGCTCTTGTGCGCAATGTTGGGCAAGATGCCGCAGCAAGTACCGCCCAGGCGATGCTTGATGCTGGCAAACAGCTTACAGAAATCGGCATCAAGGAATACGTCAGTCAGGAAACCGCCCGTGTTTCTCAAGCCCTGCAAGACTACAAGACGCAGCTTTCCACAGAGCAGGAACGCTTCACCAAGGAAAATCAGGGGCAGAACGCCCTTGGCGCTGGGGAACATTTCGACAGCTTTGCCCGCGACACCGCCGCGCCTCTGGCAGAAAAGTTTTCCGGCAAATTCCGCACCATGTTCATGCAGGATGCCGCCGCCTTTGGTCTGCGCTTTACCGAGCAAGGGCAGTCCTACGCCAGCCAGCAAGAAAAGATGTGGAAAAAGAGCGCGTGGGATGGCGATGTGGCCCAGGCAATGGATGCCATCGCCCAAGACCCCGGCAACAGGGAGTTTATCGAAACCTCGCTTGCGTCTCTCAAAGGCCGCTATGCGGATCTGTTCCCCGGCATGGATAATCGCGCCATCGACGCCGAAATCAATCACAAGGCGTCGGGCATTATTATTGACAGTTTTCTTGCCAAGGAGGACGTGGGCCGCGCCCGTGAAGCCTTTACGCAGTACAAGGATATTCTCGGCGCTACCGCCCCGCAGTACGAGGCCCGCATAAATTCGCTGGGCCGTGAGCTTCAGGCGCGGGCAAGGGCTGAGCGTGCTGAACGCCAGTTTGATGTTCATGCACGCTTGCAGGATTCCATAGCTGCATGGCGGCAAGGGCAAGACGCCCCCACTGCCCCAACCCAGAAAGAAGTCGTAAGTGCTTACGGAGCAGAAAAAGGAACGCGAATATGGCAGGAAGTTGAAAGTGCTAGGGCTTTTGGCGCTGATATTCAAGCCATGTCAACGCTTACTCCCGAAGAGCAAATAAAAATGCTTGCAGATCGCAAGCCGCAACCCGGTGACGGCTACGCCTCTTCACTCGCTGACTACACCCGGCTAGAGCATGCCGTTAAGGTGGATCAAGAGTTGCGACAAAAAGACCCCATTGGCTATTTGCTTGGTAAAGATAGGGGCGTCCAGACCGCCTTCAAATCGTGGCAAGAGTCGCCTACCCCTGAAAATGCGCAAACTTATGCCGCCAAAATTCAGGCCGCAGGGGCCGCACGAGGCATGCGTCAGAGCGAAGTTGAATCGCCCCCTCTGTTGCCAGACAGCGCGGCCAAAGATCTTGCATGGCGCGTTGCCAACAGCGACAAACCTGCTGAAATTCTCGAACAGCAACAGTCCGCTTGGGGGCAGCATTGGCCCTCAGTTGAACGCCAGCTTGTCACAGAAGGCAAGATGCCTACTGGCCTGCGCGTTGTTGCGTCGGGCATGGACAAAGAAAGTGGCGGGCTACTGGCATCCACATACAGGAACCCCAAATACAAAGAACAAGCCAAGGACGTTCTAGGCCTTACTGAATCAAGCTTTAAAGACCTCCGCGAAAGAGTTCATGGAGAACTTGAACAATTCACGGCGACGCTTCAGGCTCAGGGCGATCTTGAAATGGCCGCCACAATCACAGACAGCGCTACGCGGCTGACGCTTGAATATATGCAGCGTGGCTTTGATGTAAAGGATGCCGCTAGAAAGGCCAGTGAGGACGTTGCCCTGAACAGGTATCGCCTTGTTGAACAGGGTGACGGATATTACCGCGTTCCATCGAAGGTGGATGCCGATGCCATTGCCAAAGGAGCGAGGAGCGCGCTTTTAGACATTGCCAGCAAGCCTGAAAGTATCACAGTGCCCAAGGCATCAGGGGGGCTTACCTCACAGTTTATTGCTCAATCGGCCTCTTCAGTAATCAAGCGTGATGGCGAATGGGTGACAGCCCCTGACGAATCAGGACTAAACCTTTACGTTCAGGGTCGCCCTGTGCGTGACACACAAGGTAAAATAATCTTCCGCTCATGGGCTGATCTGGTGCGTATCGGAAGCGAAGACAAGCAATACCAGCGCCCCACCATTGAAGATATTATGAATGAATACGACATAGGAGGGCACAAATAATGCCCTTATACACCAAGCCCCGCGTGAACCCCATTGCCTTTGACGAATCCACAGACTGGCTTAAACCAACGCTTGGAGAATACCTTTCCACTGCCGCAGCGGATGCCATACACGACTTGCCAAGCGTGGCCATCGCAGATCAGAGCGAGATGTATGCGCTGGCATCACAGGCCGCCGGAATAAGCACGGAAGAAGATGAATCTGGCTTTCCTGTAGTAACATATAGCAAGCAGCGCCCGGAAATTCTGGATAAAGACTCACAGGCGCAGCGCATTAAAGACGCCGGGCTTGAACAGGATTTGAAACCGCAGGACGGCTACAACGCAGCCATGCTCGATGTGATTATTGAGCGGAAGCGCGAAGAGGTGCAGCGCAGGGCTGTGCGCCAAGCCGCGCCAGATGCATGGGCACCGCTTGGCCTCGCCACAGGCTTAGGAACTTCATTGATTGACCCGATCAACATCGCCTCGGCCTTTTTCCCTGTCGTTGGGGAGGCACGGGCGCTATCTCTTCTGGGCAAGGCTTCAGGGGCATGGGGTCGTGCTGGCGTGCGTGCGGGCATCGGCGCTGTTGAAGGTGCAGTGGGTGCAGCAGTAGTTGAGCCGCTTATTGCAGTTACCAGATTTCAAGAGCAGGCAGATTATGACAAGACTGAAGCTCTGATTAACATCGGCTTTGGCGCTATATTTGGCGCGGCCTTGCAACCAACAGCGGGTGCGATTGGCGACCATTTGCGAGCTAAGTCTGGGCAACGTCAGCCGTGGGAGCTTACAGCGCCAACATCAGACACTATCGCTCTGAAGGATGCACACGCCCAGGAAATACACGATGCCCGTTTAGAAACAAGCTCAAGCCTTGATAATGCAAGGCTCTCACAGGAAGCACATGCCGCTGCTGCCATTTTTGACGCCCGAGCAAGGGCATGGTCGCACGATTTACAGCGTCCGGTACAAGAGTTTTATGATATCTATAAGCCGGAATACCGGGCCGGCAATGGGACGTTGGACGAAGACGCCTTAACTCACGCCATGTACCGCAACCGCGCACCTAGCCTTCAGGCTTTTATAGATGAAGTCTTGGCCGGAACTCCCCAGGATAAAAAATCATACATCGGCATTGGCCCTGTGGATCGGGCCGACACTCCTGAATTTCACGGTTCAGAAATCATGTTGGCTTCAGATCAGGTGCGCCACATACGCAAAGATCATCCTGATTTTTCTGAATGGGGACGCATTCCAGAGGCCGTCACACAAGGTGAGATTACCGCATTGGGAAACAACCGGGTGACGGGCGGCCCAGCCTATGCCTTCGTACTGCCGGGCAACGAAGAAAAGGCATTGGCTGTTTTCGCTGCGCCGATGCGGACCAAAGAAGGTAATCGACTACGAGTGTTAACGGCTTTTGAGGACTCAAAGAAAGGCGTGGAAAACTGGATTGAAGAGCAAAAAAAGAAGGCCGCCATATACCAGAGTGCTGAGGAAATTACAGCGTATCCCGACCGTGAAAACGGTCTCCCCTCTGGATCAGACGACCCGCTTGAGAAAAATATAAGCTCACCTGACGCCAAAGGCAATACAGCCTCTCAACCTCGCGCCGCCGTCACCTTCGACGCCGACGGCAAGGCCGTCATTGAATTTTTTGCTACGTCTGATTTCTCTTCTGCTCCTCATGAGCTTTACCATGTCTTCCGCCGAGAGATGGCACAAACCGCAGCACACCCAGAAGCCCCTGCACGGGTGCGCGAAGATTGGGCCAAGATAGAAGAATTTGTTGGCGCCGAGCCTGGTCAGAAGTGGACACGGGAAATGGAAGAAAAATTTGCGAGGGCAGGTGAACAATTCCTACTGGAAGGCAAAGCCCCTGCCCCACAGCTGCAAACCGTTTTTGAAAAGCTGCGGCAATGGTTTTTGGAACTCTATGCCAATGCTGACGCCGCAGGTCTGCAAATTACTGACGAAATGCATACCATCTTCGGCAATATGCTCACCACCCCCATGAAAGATGGCGACAAAGCCTTTCGCTACGCCTTGGGCAGTATGATGACTCGCAGCTTTGTGGAAGACGTGGACACCCGCTTGCCAAGCCAGCCAGACCTTGACGGCAAACCCTTAGAGGCTGTGCAGGCGCTCTCTGATGAAGCTGTCAAAGATTTAGATGCTCAGTGGCGGCAGGTGCAGGAAGCCCACCCAGACCTTAAAGACGTTGTAGGCGAAGCATACCGGGAAGATGTAAATATGGCAGAAATGGAGATGGCTGAAGCTCACCGCCGCAAGGAAATTTTGGCTGAAATAGCGCAGTGCGAAACCCGCCGCTAAAGAGGAAAAATATAATGAGCCAAACCACCATGGATAATGGCGACTGCGTTGATCTGATCCGCAATGGCGTTGCCGTAGGGATGGACGATGATGAATTACTCGGGCTTTTTGAGCAGGTCAAAAAGACCAGGCAAGCCCTTGAACACAAGCAAGGTGGCGTTGATAACATAGAGCGCGCCTTGCAAGAGGCAGTCGCCCAAGCAGGCGACAGGCAGATATTGGAAGCCGCGGCGAAAAAGCGTGCCCTGGCTCTGCAAGCAACAGCCAGGCTGAAGAGTGTTGATTATGTGCTGTCCACATTTGCCGGGCAGGAAGAAAAAGGGCTCTCCACCCTGCTCGTGGGCAGCAATTACGCAAAAGACAGCACGCGATTTTCTGTAGACGCTCAACAACTTTCCTTGGGAGGTCACTATGTCGGCGGCCTGCTGGCCGATATTACAGCCTTGGGCGATACACATCTTGAGCTGTTCCGAAGAGGAGTGATGGATGGCGATGTGGCGCGGGCGCTCTGGGCGCTTGATAACCCAGAGGCAAAGGCATTCAAGGGGCCAAAAGAAGCTGCAGAAGTAGCGGGCATCATCCACAAATGGCAGGAAAAGGCCCGTGGTGACGCCAATCTCTCTGGGGCGCTGATCGGGAAGCTGCCAGGGTACATCGTGCGGCAAAGCCACAACCGCAGTAAGTTGCGCCGCGCAGGATTTGAGGCATGGCGCAGTTTTCTTACAGAGGGGGGAGAAAGCGGCACTCCCCTATTGGATTGGGAAAAAATTCAAGACGGCACGCTCACCACCGATCAGCAACGCCGTGATTTTCTCTATGCGGCCTTCAATCACATCACCGTAGGACGGGAGAACCCGCAAACCCCAAACAGCCTTAGCGGCATGAAAGCCTCAACGGTGGGCAATATCGCCATCAAAATGTCACAAGAGCGCGTTCTGCATTTCGCTGATGCTGATGCTTGGGCATCCTATAATTCTCAATTTGGCGTAGGCAACTTGCGCGAGGCCGTGATTAACGGCCTTATGTCCAGCGCGCAATCCACTGCCCTTATGCGTGCCCTCGGCCCCTCGCCGCAACATAACTTTAACTCTATCGTAAATGACGTGCGATCGGCGCTTTATACGCGAGGGGATACAGACGGCGTGGCCCGTCTGGATAATGCACGGCGCGCACTCAGCAATCAGATCAAGGAAGTGGACGGCAGCCTTAATTTTGAAGGCAACGCCTCCGCTGCTGCCATTGGTCGTACCATACGCATGTGGCAAAACATGACCAAGCTGGGCAAGGTGCTCATGTCTTCTTTTTCAGACATACCCCTGTTCTCTGGTGAGTTTGCTTATCAGGGGCGCAGCTTTTTCGGCAGTATGCTGGAAGGAATGGGCGGTATGCTGAAGGGGCGCGGCACCGTCGAGCAGCAAAAAATCCTTTCACAACTTGGCGTGTTCTTTGATGGCATGGCCGCAGACGTTACGGCCCGTTTCTCCGGTGACGAGCTGCCGGGGCGAATGACACGCATGCAGAACATTTTTTTCAAGCTTAATGGGTTGCAGTGGTGGACGGACACCTGGCGTAAAAGCGCCGCCCTGATGATGTCGCACGATTTGGCCCTGGATCGCGCTTTAGACTGGCCAGCCCTTTCTATGCAGCGGAAACGCCTTCTGTCCATGTACGGCATTGACGCGGAACGATGGGAGATCATCCGCAGCGGTGAAACGCGGGCAGCAGATGGGCGTGATTATCTCACGCCGGACGCCGTCAACGATGTTTCTGACAATGTGCTTGCTGATTACCTTAAACGCCAAGGGCAAGACGCCACGCCAGCGCGGCTTGATAATCTTCGCTTCGACCTGCAAAACCAGCTTCGTACTATGATTCGTGACCGGCTGGATTTCGCCGTTCTGACACCCGACGGTAAAACCCGAAGCTATGTAAGGCAAGGCACGGCAGCCGGAACAGGAGTGGGCGAAGCCCTGCGCTTTGTGATGCAGTTTAAGAGCTTCCCCCTCGCTTTTATGCAAAAGACTATGGGCCGGGAATTTATAGGGCGTGCCAATGAGGGGAAAGGAGCGGCCTTTCTGAACTTCTCGCGCCTATTCCTCATGACCACACTGTTTGGTTATGGCTCCATGACCGCCAAGGAATGGCTTGCCGGAAAAACGCCGCGCATTCCTGAAGATGCCGAAAGCTTTAAAAAGATAGCAATGGCAGCAGCGGCGCAAGGCGGCGGCTTGGGCATATACGGTGACTTTCTATTTGGCGAAGCGAATCGAATGGGCGGTGGATTTGGCAATACCATTCTTGGGCCGACACTGGGCGGCACAATCACCGACGTCGAAAACCTGTACAAGCGCCTGCGCGACGGTGACAGCGTGGCACAAACAGCAACCCGTGCAGTTATTAACGCCACCCCTGGCAATAACCTCTGGTGGTTCCGCACTGGCTTTGATTACGCCATCGGTTATTCCCTGTTTGAAAGCATGAAGCCTGGCTTTTATGCGCGAACAAAACGACGAGTGGAAAGGGAGAATAATCAAACATTCTGGATGCGCCCGATAGGCGTGAACTGATCCGGTGGAATCAGTTTAAAAGCGCGTCCACCGCCCTCTTGTAATAAAGGATACGATCTTCAACTTTATATTCATCCCCCGTACTTTCCTTTTTAATGTCGCCCTCTGCACGAGCTTGGGGCGACATTTCGCGCTGCTGCGGCCACTCTGGGGATTCGTCAAAGAAAATTGGACTCACGCGAGGCTTGGTATACAGGGGCACATGTTTATATGTGTTGGGCACACTGTTCGCCCTATGCACCACAGAGTCATCGGTCAATTTTTTTCCGAAAAAGGCAAAAATTAAGATGACGGCCAAGAGGCTTAAGCCAACAAGGCTAACACTCACGGCCCTATCGGCCTCGGCCTTTACTTTGGCTTGGGCAGCCAGTTTCACTGGTGGCGGAGTTGTAATCGTTGGCGGGCTACTTACTGCAGCTGGCTCAGGACGTGGGGGTTTTGGTGGGGTTGTGCCCTGATCCACGCGGGCGGGTTTGGCAACGGGCGTTTCAAGCAAGGGAAGCTGAGCTTGGGACGGCGTCACTGGCGGCGCACCCTTAACGCTTTTCTCCCGGCCAAAGCGATCTTTTTTCTCTATTTCTTCAAGCCGCTGCTGCACCTTCAGGAGTAAGGCGGCGGCGCTTTTTGTCGTGCGAAAACCAAGCTCCGCGTGAACCGCAGTCAACACCTTTTTATTAAAGGCATACTCAGTGAAAACCTTTTCAAGGTTTTTCACGGAATCACGCATGTAGGGTCTGACCTGGTGCATCCTTCCCCCTCGGATGAGCTTTTCCTATCAGCTAACAAATACGGGGGCAAGGTGGGCTGAGATGTTGACCACCAGCAAAAACATTCTTGCGCCAAATCCCTCAGGTTGATAGGGGAATAGAAAAACATATGGGGGATATTATGAAAAAACTTCTCGTTCTCGCATTTCTTCTTCTCTTTCCCGTGGTTGCATCTGCTTACGGTAACGATGTTTATGTAAATGGATATACGCGCGATAACGGAACGTATGTTCAGCCGCACATGCGGACTGCCCCTGACAATACTACAAGCAATAATTATAGCACCTACGGTAACACCAACCCGTACACGGGGCAGCCTGGAACAAAGCATTACGATAATGACCGATCTGGGTTTAATTCTGACCATAATAATAACAGTCTTGGACGCTCTTACCCGAGCAGATCAAACAACTCTCCCTCACGCGGATGGTAAGTTCTTGGCCGCCTTCGGGTGGCCTTTTCTTTTTCTTCACATTCCAAGTGCTGCGCTATTATTTTTGACACGCCTTGCCCCGCGCGCTACGCACTGAGTATAGGAGGTTTTATGAAAACTCTTGCCAGTGCGCTTTTGTTTCTACTGCTTGCAGTTCCCACCTTCGCTGATGATAATTTTGCTCCCCAGGCTGTGCCCTCAGACCAGTGCGAAGCCGCACAAACTGACGATGCCCTGGATGGCATCCTTGAAGCTGGCCGAGGCTGCTGCTCTCATCATGGCGGCATGTCTGGTCAATGCTCGAATGGCCGGGTTGTCTGCCGTGATGGCACGATAAGTCCAACGTGTAAGTGTAGGGCATCTGATGTGGTTGTAAGTGGCAGTGAGGCGTAAATCTACGCTCAAGCCCCCTTGTGCCAACACAGCTAGATTGATAGAAAATCGTAAAACGCATTGGGGGCGGAATGAAAAATCTTGTTTTAATGTTTTGCTGCGCCTTGGCACTTGTCGGCTGCGGCACAAAAGTCGGTGCACCAGTTGAGATTCGACCCAACGTGTACACGGTCGATATCGAAAGAACGCAAGCGTTTTTGAGTGGGGCCCAAATGGACGCCAAGCGCGATGCAATCCAGATCGCAAAAGACTTCTGTGCCCAGAAAGGCAAGCAAGCCCATATTCAAAGCATGGAGACACAACCCACATCGGACGGGGCAACTGCCTCAGTTGTGTTTGAATGTGCTGATGGCCAGGACGGGGCATAA